TGGACCGATCGCGAGCTGGCCGACACGATTGTTGAAAGCATGATCGCACGGGCACAGCCGATCGATTGGGTGATTACCACAGCGGGGCAGGACCGGGCTTCGCTCTGCGGTGAGCTGCGTGACTACGGCGAAAGCGTGTTGCGGGGCGGGGTCGAAGATGATTCTTTCTTTGGCTATATCGCAGAGCCGCCAGCGGATTGTGATCCGGCGGATCCGCAGTTCTGGGCCATGGGAAACCCCAATTTGGGGGTGAGCAAAAAGATAGACGCGATGCAGTCGACGCTGAAAAAGGCGCTGGCGATCGCGGGGCGCATGCCCAACTTCAAGCGCTTTCACTTGAACCTCTGGACCGAAGGTGCCGAGACCTGGATTGCGCGGGATGTCTGGGACAAGGGCATGGCCAGCGCGCCGTTTGATATTGAGAGCCTGTTTGGCCGCAAGGCCTGGGTCGGGCTGGATTTGTCCAACAAGATCGACACCACGGCGATCGTGATTGCGGTGCCGGTGGATGGGCTGATCTACTTGGTTGCCTTCACCTTTCTGCCAGAGGGGCCCAAGGGTTTCATCCAGCGGGCGCAGTCGGAAAAGCGGGAATATGTCGGCTGGCGGGATCAGGGGTGGCTGGAGATCCACAAGGGCGGCACCATTGATGAGGATGAGCTGGCCACCCGGTTGGAATGGATCCGCCAGCACTTTGATCTGCAGGAGGTGGCCTATGACCCCTGGGGAATGAAGTACCTGGCGGACAAACTGGACAAGCGCCGGTTCCCGATGGTGGAGCACCGGCAGGGCTATCAGTCGATGTCAAACCCGATGAAGCGGTTTGAAGAAAAGGTCATGGAAAACAAGATCCGCCACGGCGGCAATCCCATGCTGGCCTGGCAGGTTGGCAATGTTCACCGGGATGAGGATGCCTCGGAGAATGTGAAGCCGAACAAAAAGAAATCATCGGGCCGGATCGATGCGGCGGTGGCCGCGATCATGGCGCTGGGGCGCGCCGAGGCGGGCGAACAGAAACGCAAAGCACGGGAAGTCGAGGTGGTATGAGGTTCTTTGGATGGGATATTGCGCGCGGTTCAGATGAGACTGTTGTGCAGCGGGTCGAGCCGCCGGTGATGTCTGCCGAGGCCGCGACCTCTGGCACCATGGCACCAGAGCCTTGGCTGTCCGATATCGGCTGGGGCGGATCTGGTGGGCGGCTCGCGAAACATCTGCCGCGCATCTCGCCCCAGCGGGGCGAACAGCATGCGACGGTGTTTGCCTGCTGCAACAATATCGCCGGTGATCTGTCCAAGGTGCCGCTGAAAATCTGGCAGCGAAAAGGTGACGGGCAAGAGGTGCGGGTGCGTGATCATCCGGCTGCCTATCTGCTGAATGTTGAGGCTTCGGACGGTGTGCCGGCCAAGGTGATGCGCCTGGCCCTGATCTATGCCTGGGCGCTGCGCGGCAACAGCTACGCTTACGGCCCGCGCGATGGCGGCGGCGAGCTGGAGCTGATCGAGGTGATCAATCAGGACAGCTGCACAATGCTGCGTTCTGGCCGGTCGCGGTTTTATGATTTTACCGATGGGGCGGATGTGCAGCGACGCGCGGCCAGCCGGTCAATGGTGCATCTGCGCTATCTGGCGCTGGATGGCTGGACGGGGCGCTCTCCCTTGCAGGTCGCCTCTGAAAGCGTTGGCCTTGCTTTCGCCGGGCAAGAGGCGGCGGGTCGGTCGGTCTCTGGTGCTCATGCCAAGGCCTTTCTGAAACTTGGCGAAAGCTATGAGGATGACGAGGCGCGGACACGGAACGCGCGCCGTCTGAAAAACCACATCACCAATCCCAACTCGGACGGCATTCCGGTGCTTGGGCCGGATGACGATATCAAGAGCCTTGATCTGACAGCGGCAGATCAGGAACTGCTGGCCAGCCGCAAGTTTGACCGCGAGCAGTTGGCCGCGATCTACCGGATGCCGCCCAGCAAGCTGCAGATGCTGGAGAATGGTGTGAAGGCCAATGGCGAACAGCAGGCGATCGACTATCTGACGGATTGCTTGCTGCACTGGTCGGGGCTGGCAGAGGAAGCGCTGGCCATGTCGGTGCTGACGCGGGGGGAGCGCGAGCGCGGCTTGTTCCTGCGCCATGACTTTGGGGCGCTGCTGCAACCCACGATCAAAGACCAGATCGAGGCGGTGACCAAGGCGGTTGGCGGGCCGATCTACACCCCAAATGAGGGGCGTCAAAAGGTTGGGCTGCCGCCCACTGCGGATGGCAACAGGATGAACCCATCCCCCAACATGACCCGCAAGGAAGAGGCCAAGCCGAAAGGAAAAGAAGAATGACAGGGACCACAATTGCGGCGCTGGTTGGCGCGGCACCACTGGCGATTTGCGAGCATGGCTTGCCTATGCTGGCTATGGATCTGCCAACAGGTGAAGCTGTCGCGCCGATCGAGATCTCGGCCCTGGGCGGCGAGGCGATCCAGTTTGAACGCGGGCAGCGGTTTGCCGTGCATCGCGGCGTTGCCTTTGTGCCGGTGCGAGGTGTGCTGACGCCAAACTCTGCGCTGCTGGAGCGCTATTTGGGCTGGGCCACCTATCACGGGTTGGCTGAAACCATGGCGGCGGTCACGGCCAGCGATGAGGTGCAGGCCACGGTTATGCTGTTTGATACGCCGGGCGGCTCGGTCATGGGTATTCAGGCGGCGGTTGAGGCCGTTCGCTACGCTGCAACGATCAAGCCAGTGCATGGCCTGGTGCATCCTCTGGCGGCGTCTGCGGGCTATTGGGTCGCCAGCCAGTGCAGCGATTTGAGCATGACGCCGGGATCCTGGGTGGGATCGGTTGGCACCATGGCCACCAGTGTTCAGCCGATGCAGCCGGGCGGCGGTGGCGATCAGGTCTTTATTCAGACCTCGGCCCATGCCGGGGCCAAGCGCCCAGACCCTTCGACGGATGAGGGTAAGCAGCTTACGCAGGTGCGCCTGGATGAAATGGAAGGCGAATTTCTTGCGGCGGTGGCGACAGGGCGCGGGATTGCTGTTGGCGATGTTCCGGGCCGGATGAGCCGCACGGATAATGCCGCCGATGGTGGCGATGTGTTCTGGGGGGCGGATGCAATCAGCCGCGGACTGGTTGATGCAGAAGAAACCCTGCCTGCCTTTCTGGCCCGCATTGGTGGGCTTTATGCGCCTAAGCCACGGGTGAAAACGCGGGCTGCGACGGCCTTGGCAGAAGCGGCCCAGGCGCAAGCCTCCCTTTAGAAAATACGAAATCCACCGGCATCTTTGCCTGTGTTCACCTCGCGCATTTGCGGCGGGGCCAATTGGGCTGCGCATTTGCAGCCTTTCCATGACTGAAAAGGAAACTACACATGGATATCAATGATCTGCGCCGCATGCGGAAAGCGGCGGCTGAAACCATGGGAACCACGGCGCAGGCGCTGGATGATTTGGAAGCCAGCGGCAGTGCCGAGGCCAGCGCGATCGAGGCGGCCACTGCTGCCTTCGATGCGGCCAAAGCGGACTTTGAAGGCTTGAAGGTGCGGGTTGCACGGGCTGAAGAGGTCGAGGCTGCTAAGGCGAGCACTGCCAGTTCTGAGCTGACCCCTGGTGGCCTTGGTGTCTCTGTGCCGGGGCAGGTTGCCAAGGCGGATGACAAGGGCGCTGATACCGGCCTGATGGTGGCGGCGCTGGCCAATGCCAAGGGCAACAAGGATCAGGCTGTTGCGTTCCTTGAGGCCGAGGGGCACAGCGGTATTGCTGCCACCCTATCCGGTGCCAGCGATGGCGCAGGGGGGATCCTGATCCCTCGGGCGCAAAGCACTGTTCTGATTAATCTGCTGACACCGCGCGTTGTGGTGCGCAAGCTGGGCGCGCGGGTGCAGGACATGCCTGCGGGTAAGCTGCGGATGGGGCGTGTCGCCTCGGCTCCCACGGCGGGCTACATCGGGGAAAACGCCCCGATTGTTGAGAGTGAACCCAGCTTTGACAAGGTGGATCAGGATTTCAAAACTCTGACCGCGCTGGTGCCGATCGGCAATGCGCTGTTGTCGCATTCCAGCGCCAGCATTGGGGCCACGGTGCGGGATCTGCTGCTGGACTATATGGCGCTGCGCGAAGATCTGGCGTTCATTCGCGGTGATGGCACCGGTGAAACCCCCAAGGGTCTGCGCAACTGGTGCCTGCCTGCCAATGTGCGCCTGGCCGTGGCCAATACCCCTGCGGTGGTTGAGGCCAATCTGCGCTGGATGGTGAGCGTGGTGGAAGATGCCAATGTGGCCATGCAGCAGCCTGGCTGGATCATGCGCGGCGCGACTAAGCATTTCCTGGCCAGTCTGCGCGATCCCTCTGGTGCCAAAATGTATCCCTCGATCGAGGCCAGCAATACGCTGCACGGCTATCCGATCGAGACTACCTCGCAGGTGCCGAACAATCTGGGCGCCGGGAACGATACCGAGATCACCTTTGCGGATTTTGCCGAAATCATGATTGGCGATGATCAGGAAATCCGGGTGGCGTCTTCGACCGAGGCCTCCTTTGTCGATACCGGCGGCAATACGATCTCGGCCTTCCAGCGCGATCTGACGCTGATGCGGGCGGTCTCGCGCCACGATCTGGCACCTGCACATGATGAGGCGATCTCGGTGCTGACAGGCACCGGTTGGGGCCTCTAAGGCGCGGCTAGCGCAGCAACAACGGGGCGGCCATGAGGTCGCCCTTTTCTATTCCTGAAAATTTTGAGGTGTGAAATGACACGTGTTTTGGTGCAATTCCTGACCGGGTATTCCCGGTACAACAAAGGCGAAACCGCTGGTTTTGATAAGGCGAAGGCAGAGCAACTCTGCAGCGGCAAGGCCCCGGTCGCGCGGCTGGTTGGCCCGGTGAAGCAAGCGGCGGTTGTGACCAGTGAAGACATTGATCTGCTGGACCGTGAACGCCAGGAACTGGCCCTGGCTGGATTGAATATGGCGGACCAATTGGCGAGCGTTGAACGCCGCGAGCAGGATCTGGTGGCCCGTGAGGTGGCCCTGATTGAGCGTGAGCGTGAGCTGCAGGCGGCGCTTGATGCTGGTGGGGAACAAATCGAGCAGGTCGATTCCGATCCTGGCCCAAAAGAAAAGGCACCGGGCGCGCCGCCCAAACAGGGCGCCAAAACGTAAGGGGCGCGGGATATGCGGGTGATTGAGGAGGGTGTCATTGCAGCGGGGGTTGATCTGGAAGACTTCAAGCGGTCGATCCATTTTCTGTCTGATGATGTCGCGGATGATGCCGCGCCGCTGCT